CCTAGTTTATGTGGTACTAAGTAGTTTACACCTACTAACTTTATGCGGTACTAAGTAGTACTTTACGATACCACATTTATGCGGTACTATATAGTATCGTATTTATGTGGTACTATATAGTAGTTTATGTCATACTAAGTAGTATTACTTGGTACTAAGTAGTACTTTAAAGCCGTTTATGTGGTACTACATAGTACTTTGCGTCATATATATGGTATTATTTGATACGATGTGGTATTGTGCGGTATAATATATAGTTTTTCTTGGTACTACTTAATATAAGGTATGACCATGTGCTTGTCAAGGGGACCAAATGTGCACTAAGTAATACCAAGTGATACCATACATATGACAATCCATGACAAAACATGCCAGTATGACAGTTCCATAGTACAAAGTAATACCAAGTGTGTAACTATGTCACAATTTCATGCCGATATGACAGACCATAGTATCAAGTAGTATGTAATGATAGATAGTGATAGGTAATAGTAGGCATAGCATAAGTATAGTATAAACAAGTAGTTAGGGCAATAAAAATAATTTTTACATATAGACATGTATGGCATAGGACTTGCTTATATATAGGTGTGGCAAGAGTGCCACAAAGGGAAATTTTTCCCATAGTCCCATAGTAGGAGATACACAGAATGCCAGCATATGAGGAGCTCGACGTAGTCTTGATGCATGATAGGTATCAAATCCGAACCCATAGTGTCAATCGGCAAGACGCTGATAAAGCATCATACGATTGGCCTAAGCTTCGTATTACCAGTAACAACGTAGATGTCGCCGATATGCTCGCACAATGGTATGATGCGGTAGGCGGCGAAGTTAATGGTTCGTTGACGGATTTACTCCAAAATGGCTTGAATCATGCCATTAGTGTGGCAAAAGATCCTAGCCGTATTTCAGCCGATCCTAGGATTAAAGAATTTAAGGCGTCTTTCCGCAAAGCATTAGGCGCGGGCGATGGTGAGACATTGGCAACATTGAAAGCCGAAGATGCCGACATGTTCCAAGAATTGAAAGATGATCATATCGCCAAGCTAGCAGCGAAAGCCGATCTACTCGGCTAACAAGCAAACATAGGGGGTGTGTAGACACAGAGTCTATGCACCCCTTATTAACATAGGACAAAACGATGCTAAGATCTACGAGAATAAACTACTATTTTAAAAGCTCTGAACGCACCCTAATGTCTGGCGTAAACCCAGATAAGAGCACCCCTACGGAATATATTAATTGTCTATTCCACGCCAACGTAAGCCGCGACGATGTGCACCCCGATTCTACATTCATAAATTGCGAATATATGGGAAGGCGTGAACTATGATAGGCTTAAACTACAAAACGAAGAAAGCATTAAAAGAAAGCATAGGGCAGCCATTGCGCTATGTAGAAACTTCAATGTTCGGTGTGGAGTATGTCTCCAACGGTAAGGTAACGGGTGTAGGTCCATCGCCGTATGTTCGCAAGTGGTTCGCAACCGTAACCATAGAAGACGATAAGATTGTAAAAGTCTCATAGCCTTAAGATAAGGGGGTGTGTGGTAAGTATAGCCATACACCCCCCTTAAACATAGGACAAAACATAATGAATTATAAAATAAACATAAACATAGCAGACGAAGATATAAGAATAATCGAGCATGTAGTAAATAGCCATGCTGATACTTTAGTTAGTAGTTTGACTTTAGAGGATGCGGTAACTTTAGGTATACTTAAACAGATTTTACGAGAGATGGAATTTCACGATGGTTGGATACGATTAAACGCACAAGATGGTGATACAAATGACAAATAACGAGCTTTGGGACCGCATAGTCGCTTTGGAGTATGAAGAAAAGAAACTCCGCAATGAGCGTATGGAACTAAGGTGTGAGTATACCCGCAGGACCACAACCCCTTTATGGGGTATTGGTAATATTTTACTTTGGAAAGCTTTAGATAGAAAAGAATCTAAGGTTGTAAAAGTAATTGAGCGGATAGCAAATCCGCGCGAATGGGTTTATAAAGTTAAATATGAGCTTAGTAATGGCGCAGAAGTAACTCCAAGTGTATTGGCCCATCAAGAAGACTTAGTTAGGCCGCGTGGTGTAGAAAACAAATATCACGCGAAGGTTAATCGGAAACCTAAGCTCAAGACATGGGAGGAACGCAGTAAGGTCAAGGGTAGTAAGAAAGCTAAGAAAGTAGTAAGCACTATAGACTTGGCTAAACAATTAGAATTGTTAAACAACATATAGGAGAATGCCATATGTTAATCGCAAACGGAATATGCAGATCTGATCAATATGTAATGATAGAGCAAGACATAGAAGTAGACATACTCGCAGGTTGGGTAGATATACCAGGTAAAAGTAAAGCTAAGAAAAAAGCTTTAAATCCAGAGAACTGGTTACATTTAATCCGTAAAGACCGCGGAGAGGGTAGTAACAAACAAACTTCTACAAGCTAAGTCAAGTAAAAACAATGGGTTATGACAAACTTAAACGAAACTTCTACCAAACTTACACACCTAAGTCAAGTAAAAACAATGGGTTATGACAAACTTAAACGAAACTTATACCAAACTTACACACCTAAGTCAAGTAAAAACAATGGTTTAGAAACTTCTACAAACTTCTACACCCCCCTCGCCATTGCCCAGAGAGAGGGAAAATATTATATATATAATTATATATATATAAAAAAACCCCTTCGTCAGCGAGATCATAGGGGGTATGTAGAAGTATGCAGAAGTTTGCTAAGTGTAATAAAAACAAGGACTTAAGTCGTAGAAGTATGTAGAAGTTTGGTAGAAGTTTGCATAAGTTTGCCTTAAGTATAGCAAAAACAAGGGGTTATGACATGGGAAAAATCTTCCCTTGACTTCACCCCTAAATGTATTATATTATACTATACAATTACACCCTTTAGGTGTAAACATACACCACACACTACACATAGGAGCCCCTCATAATGAGCGATAGTATAGACAGACTAGACATACGAGTAATCAAGAGTATGCTTGCGGACCTAACAGTAGAAATAGATAGCATCAAGGAAACCGTAGAGAGCTTAGAAAACGCAAACGAAAACGTAGATGTACAACTAAACGACATAAGTAGTAGCTTAGAAATACTACTACAAAACGCGGAGATAGATTAGGATGAATAATAGAAACATAGGAGCGTTCGATATATCATCCAGAGACGGTGGTGTAGAGTTCCGTAGGGTGAGTATGAGTAGCGGTAAAACAAACAGCATGTTAGTGGATCTTACTATGATGCAATTTACTCTAGGACTACAAAAGTGGCTCAAGCGCGAGGGTTTGATCCAAGACATATTCCCCACACTAGACGCAGACACTAGGGAGTTCATACAGAGTGGTATAACCCCTAGCGAGTGGGCGGAGATGTTCGCGCCAGACGAAGACACCGAGCTTAACAATCCAGAGGTAGCATAATGTTAAGCTCATATGACATCTGGCGAACCGACACACCGCCGTACTTCGAAGTCGTAGTAGTGTGTAGTGAATGCGGCCAGAAACCAAAGTCTTGTGAATGTAAAGTTTGCGAGGACTGCGAGAAACCCGAAGAAGCCTGCATATGCCATCGCACAGAACTAGTTGGAATACTTAAAAGAATGGGAATCCCTAATGATTGCTAGCGTAGAGACCGCAGCAAGCACGGCGGAAAAGCTTGCACTTGTTGACAGCATAATAGACAAACATCGTGCAGCCATAGAACTCCTACGCGACCTCAAGATCTCGCTTTTAATACAACGCACAAAAGAAAGAAAAGAGGACTAACATGACACGTAAAGACTATCGCTTACTCGCAGACGTAGTAGTGGATCTATACAAACAAAGTCTCGAAGAAGACAACCACGTTAAGCGTAGTATTGATCTAGAGATGGCACTAGGCGAAGCATTAAACCGAGCATACACAAACTTCGATAAATCCAAGTGGCATTTGTACATACAGAAAAACGCATCGCTAACGTGTCATTAATTCACAACGTGAAACAATAGAGTATATACATATGAACGGATTAGACCTAGCATTACTGTTAGCATTCTTACTCCTTATATATTGGGGATATAAAGAAAGATAGAAAGTAGTATAGTGTATGAAACGTATGTATGTTAATCTAGATACCGAGCTATATGCAGACCTAGCTCGGTATCTAGAGCGTGAAGGCAACCACCACGGCAAACGAGCCGAGGTATTACGTAGAGCCTTAAAAGAATACCTCGAAAGAGAAAGGATTAAGTTTGACAGACATCCAAGCAAAGCCCCGTTCGGGAGCATACGTATATTGGAACGGTGATATACGCATAGTAGACGAACATAGCAGCACAGACGGATACATGTGGCTTCGCGGTAGACCTGAAGATCCTAATCGTGCAATGGCTCCCATAGCAGATCTCGAGCCTGTACCTATGGATTACGAGCTACTACTACGGGACGTGCGAGAACTCAGTGATGCCGAGTTAAGTAGTGCTTTAGACTTCTTAGAAAACGCAAAGTTAAACACCAGTGACAGGCCACAAGCAACCAAGAAACGCGCAGTAAAGATAAAAGAAGACATAAAACTAGGCTCTAAAGCAACTTTAGATCTACTAAACAGCATATAGAAAGAAGGTAACACGATGAAAGCCGGTATATATCCAGACGAACGTGTAATAAAAGTAGACAATTATGCTTTAGGAGAATTCCGCACATGTCCTCGTAAGTTCCAGCATCGTATAGAACAGAACCTAGTACCAGGCGGCTTTATGGCTGATCCCCATAGCATCAAGATACCAGACGCACCATTACTCTTTGGTATCGCAATCCATAAAGCCTTAGACGCTATGTTTATGCAGGAGTCCTTAGAAATAGCACAAGAGGAATTCCTAGAAGCATATCAACCTGTACCAGAAGACACAAAGCGCACACCAGGCAGAGGTCTTAGGTTGCTAGAAGCATACTGGAAACGCTGGCGTGATGATGACAAAGCCTACGATACAGTAACCTCAGAGTTGTATTTCGAATTCGAACTAGGCTCAATGCCTGTATATGGAGAATCCTGGACCGTAGTATACGGTGGCCTAGTAGATAAGATCCTAGACCTAGATGGCAAGCTCCTATGTATGGACCACAAAACCTCAACATGGGAGTCGCAGTACTTAGTACCTAGCTTCCAACTTAGTAACCAGTTTATCGGTTACGTATGGGCCACACAACAAATACCGCAGTACGCTCAGTGTAGTGATTTCATAGTAGACGTATTACTAATATCACCCAAGAACGACAGCTTCTTTCGCAGCGAACTTAACATGTCACAGGAGATAATAGATGAATGGAAACGCGGCATAATCGTTACATGTCAACAAATCCTATCCATGCATAGGAATGAGTTCTTTCCTATGTATGGTAAAGACGCATGTACATCATGGAATCGGCTTTGTCCATATTTCGATATATGTGGAGCATCACACGGATTCCGAGACACAGTACAAAACACACAATATAGCGAGCTGGTCTGGGATACCTCAGACCGCTAGAAAGGTAGTAATCACATGCCACAGCACATAGACATGGGTACAAAACGAGATGATGCACCTAAGAAGACTCTCATATACGGCGATGTCGGTAGCGGGAAAACCTTCTGTCTTCGTACGTTACCTGAGAGGGCTTTACCTGCATTCATCATAGACATAGACGAGGGTAGTGAGGCTCTCGAGGGTGACTTTGCCGAGGGTACATTCAAAGGTCTTATACCTGACAGGTTAGTCACGGACAAAGGCAAAGAGAAACCTGCGGCGTATGATCAGATCAAGCAAGCTTTACAACGTATACATAAAGCGGAACCACAATGCCAACCTAACACAATAATCATAGATTCTATGACTCGCCTCTACGGTGCAATCATGGACTACACTATGAGTAGTAACAACAAACCATTAGATGCGGCACCTACACAACCAGACTACGGCATCGCAATGCGCTTAACCATAAAGTTCATTGAAGCTTTAATAATGATGCAGAAGAACATAGTAGTGATATGTCACGAAGACGCTAAGGAAAACGAAACCACAGGCATAGTGAAGATAGTCCCATCACTCACTGGTAAGCTCGCAGGTATCATTCCATCGTACTTCGACTATGTACTCCATGCAGTAGTTAAAGGTAAAGGAGACAAGGCGTCATACCTATGGCAAACCCGTCCCAGTGGCGTATACACAGCACGTGTACGTAATCCTAACCTAGAATCCGAGATGCCCCAGGATTTTAACATACTACTCCCATGAACCCTAAGAAAGACTTTAACCTTTTAGGCAACATAAACAAAGGGTATACAAAAATGCCTGAAGATACGCTATATCTACCCATCACAGAAGACGATGCGTACACCCTACAAGAAGTTTTAATAGGTCAAATAGACCACGCGCGAGCATGTTTATTCCAAGAAAAACGAGAAGCTCTAGTTCGCGTTAATGTAGCATTACAACACAGCCTCGCGGCGGCACAAGAGAAAGGACAACAATAGTAATAGTCGTACGTAACATTCGCGTATACACACGTATACACATACCAACATTATCCATAGAACAAAGGGTAACATTATTATGACCGAAGTATATCAAGACCTACAGTTTGGTAGCCTCGAGACCGAGAAGAAGAACCTTGACCGTAGTATTGATCCCGGACAGTACGAACTCATGTTCAGCAAATGGACATATCGTGAGTCTCGCGCATCCGCAAAGCCTGGTATTAATTTCGAGTTCAAAGTTATTAATGCCGATGATGCAGACTCCAATGGCTTTACGGTATTCCACTGGTGCTCCTGGGGTTCGTGGTTCTTCAACCAAGCAGTGCTGGCTATTTTCGCTGATCGTCTCTCCGAACTGAACAGCCTTGATCCTGACAGTGACGAATACGAGCAGAAGAAACTAAACCTTAACTTCATGGAGATCCAAGAGAACATCTCAGAGGACTTAGACGAAGCTATTGGCAGCGAGTGTGTAGCTAAAATCAAGTCCGAAGACTGGTCTAACGAGACTACCGGTACATCTGGTACCTCTATTAAGATCGAGCGTTTTGTAGTCTAGGATAGTAATCCTAACGTACATTTAACCCCACGAGATAGGCAGGGCATTGGGTAGTGTCGTAATAACACTACCCGTGTCTTGCCTTTCTCAGTTAAGGATATTTAGATGACCGAAGACATTAGATCCATAGCACCATCGGAGATAAAAACTCCCATGATGCGGCAACGTAAAGAGTTTGCTCCTGCAAAGCTCAAAGAACTAGCAGACAGCATCCACGAAGTAGGC